CGCTACGACAGCGCCGTGTACAAGGCGCGGCTCCGCCAGAACGGGGTAAAGGTGGTCAGTGCGTGCGAACCCATCAGCGCCAACCCCGAGGGGGCGCTGATCGAGGGAATCTTCGAGAGCCTCGACGAGTTCTATAGCAAATCCCTCGCGCAGGACGTGACGCGGGGGATGCACGAGAACGCCTCCAAGGCCCTGTCCACCGGCGGGACGATCCCCCTCGGCTATGTGTCCGTGGATAAGCGGCTACAGATTGACCCGGCCACCGCGCCCGCCGTCCGGCTGGCCTTTGAGCGCTACGCCGATGGCATGAGCCTCGCCCGGATCGCGGACGAGCTGAATGCGCAGGGCTACCGCACCCGGGCCGGGAAAGCGTTCAACCGCTCCTCCTTCAACGCGTTGCTATCCAACACGAAGTACATCGGCACGTACCATTACAACGGCGAGGTGGAGCTGGTGGGGCAAGTCCCGCCCATCGTCGACCCCGGCACCTTCCGCCGGGTACAGGAGCGGCTCCGCAAAAACACGACAGCCCCCGGGCGCACCAAGGCCACGATCAATTATCTCCTGAGCACCAAGCTCTACTGTGGCGCGTGCGGCAAGCCCATGGCGGGGGAGAGCGGCCACAACCACTCCGGGACGCGCTACTACTACTACGCGTGCAGCGGGCGCAAGCGCCGCCTCGGGTGCAAGATGCCCACCCTCCGCAAGGACGACTTGGAGCGGCTGGTGGTGGATCACGCCCGGACGCTCCTCAGCCCGGACAACATCAAGGCGCTGGCCCACGCCGCGGCGGCTGAATATCAGCGTCAGGCCGAGGACGACAGCGCCGCCGTGTCCCTCCGCCGCCAGCTGGACGAGGTAACGCGGTCGCTGGACAACCTCCTGCGCATGGTGGAGCAGGGTGCGACCTCCGCCACGCTGGTGGCGCGCATCAACGAGTTGGAGGGGCGCAAGGTCAGCATCGCCGCCGAGCTGGCCGAGGAGCAGCGCGGCGCGCCGGAGCTGACGGAAGTGGATATCCTGCGGTGGCTATCCTGTTTTGCGGATGGGTGTCTGGAGGATGAGGACTATATGCAGAATGTCATTGATATGCTGGTGAACAAAATCGTGGTACAGCAAAACCCGAACCAGAAGGTCTCTGTCCTCGTGGCCTACAATCTGTCAGGCCGTGGGGAGGAGATTTCTGGTTCGGGTTTGGTGGATGTGGTACACCAAGCCCGGCATAATCCGAACCTTTGCACCATAGAGACGGACTGTCTCAACAATTTTATATTATATCATTCATGCGCGATATTTCAACTCTCCGCATAAAATTTCCCCCTGCCGATGTGGCAGGGAGATTTTTTCACGCCTTGTACATGTCGAGTAAGCGCCTTACGTCGGCTGCATCCTCGATCTGCTTCTCGTGCTCGTAGTCCCAGATTGTCTGCATGGACTCCGGCACTTCCGCGCCCTGTCGCTTTTTGTTTTCGATCATTTCCACCACGCTCCTGTGTAGCAGGTCTGCGTGGTTAAGATCCTCCTGGGCGATCCGCGCATAGCTGGCGGCAAGCTCCGGGTATTGTGCCCTGTGCTTCACGGCCTCCTTGGCGTAGCACTCCGCGTCTTCCAGCTTCTCTCCGATGTCGCGGATGATCTCTTTCAGCTCTTTCATGGCGGTGTCCTCCTTACGCCTGACGCAGCGCGTCCATGCTCCACAGGGTCACGGTGCCGGTGGCCTCGCCGTAGATGTATACCTGCACGGTGTGGCCGCAGCAGCAGTTGCCCGGCAGACACAGCAGGCTTTCCAGCGGGATCACGGTCAGACCCACAGCGGCAGTCACAGTGCGCAGCGTGTCCGGCAGAGGCACGCCGTCCAGATACAGCTGAGCGCTGACCGTTCCGGCAGCGGTGGCGTTGACCTGCACATTCGCGCTGACGCTGTACAGGCCCGCGTTGCGGACGCGTGCGCCGCTGGCCATGGGTTCCATGCTGCAGCCGGTGTCCACCTGCGCGATGGCTCCGGCCAGCGCGGCGGGGGTGGTGGTCAGGGTCTGGGGCGTGCTGCCGGTGATGCGCAGGGCGCTTTTCCGGGTGGGGCTTTTCATGGTGTTGCAGTTACAAGCCATATTCCTTCTCCTTTCAATAAGCCCCGGCCAGCGATAGCCAGCCGGGGCGCGTCGCTGTTATAGCGTCATGGGATGATATCAGCCGCAGCAGCTGCCGCAAAAGGGGCTGTTTCCGGCGCTGTACGCATAGCTCATGGGGTAGCGCACCACGCCGCACATCTGCTGGGCCAGCTCCAGCCGGTTGATCTGCGCCGTCTGGTCGGCGATCTGGCGCTCCAGACCGGCCTTTTCCAGCGCCGCGAACTTGGCCTCGACGTTGTAGTTGATCGCGTCGATGCCCCGCTGCGTCTTGCAGCAGCAGTCGGCAAGCTGCTGGGCCAGCTGGTAGTTCCCGGCCATGATCTGCTGGGTGATCCCGGCCTGCCCCAGAGCGACCTCCTTGCCGAGACCGGCAATATTGCCCTGCATGTCATAGCCGAGTGAGCAGATGCCGTTCCCCAGGCTGGTCAGCCGGTCGTTCAGCTGCCCAAACTGCTGCCCGAACAAAATCTGCTGCTGGCTGGCCGCCGTGGCGTACTGGCCGTAGTCGCTGGTGTTGTTGCGATTATTCCCGCCCCAGCCCATCATGGAGAAAAGCAGGAACAGGATGATGATGATCGCCAGCACACCGCCGCCGCCGAAAAGGCCGGTGCCCTCGCGGTCGCGGCCCATCACGGCCGCAATGTCCGCCAAAGAAAAGTTGGTATCCATAATATCGATCTCCTCTCATATATTGCCAAACCGTCTGCGCACAACGGTTACAGCCTGATCCCAAACATCCGCAGAAGCCCGCGCACCTGCTGAGGGTCATAGCCGTAATCCTGACTGATGCCCTCTACCGCCTGTTCCAGCGGCAGCTCCGCGTACTTGTCCCAGAATGCCTTGAAGTCCTTGTTTTCCTTGGCCATGTCCAGCGCCACGGCCCGCGCTCCGCGCTTGCCTATGTCGCTGACGGTGGTTTTGATCTTGTCCGCGGCCCCGGCAATGGACATGATTTTGCCGATCAGGCTGTTTCCTCCGCCGCCGTTCCCGCCGAAGAGACTGTCCAACGGGTTACTCATGGTCTTCCTCCGCCTTTCTGGCCGCCCGCTTGGGCGCGGGCTGGGCCGTCGCTGCTCTTAATACGTCCTCCACGGCGTTCAGCCGTTTTTCCAGCGCCGCAAAGTCCTCCGGGCTGACGCTGAGCTCCTTCTGGGGCAGGGCTCCCGGCTCCACCCGCTCAATCCGAAACATCTCGGTTTTGGGCGTACCCATCATGTCAACGGACTTGGCGTAAATAAAGGGGTCGGACGTGTCCCGCATCCAGCACACGCAGCCGGGGAACACCTGCTGGGCCTTGGCGGCCTCATATCCGGCCACCTGCACCCAATCCACGTTGCTCTGCGGCTTCGGCGGCTCCTGCGGCGCATACTGGGGCGCGGGCGGATAGCCCCGGTACGGCCCCTGACCAACCATCTGCATATAGGGATAATTCTGCATCGACTCACGCTCCCTTCGTACCTCCATCATGCCACGGCGGGGGAGAGAGCGCCATGAAAGCCCGGCGCAAGTTTTCAGCAAGTTTGGAGCAAAATTTCAGCAACTTTTTTTCAAAAATTGTTGACATACCACTCATTGAGTGGTATAATAGATACGTAATCAAGGAGGGGCCGCGGGCGGGACAAGCCGCCGGGCATAGGAGATAGAGACCATGACTAGCAAGACCACCACCACCATCGATCGCAACTACTACATCATCGGCGGCCAGTACGAGACCTGCTGCTATGGGGCCAGCGATACCATTCGCGGTGCCAAGTGCATCGCCACCCGGCACGAGGAGCACTGGGACAACTGGCAGGGCTGGCACAAGCCCAGCATCTACGCCGCCGACGATGTGCAGGTCATCATCAGCCGCGGCCGGATCACCACGCCGGACGGCTGGGAAGTCATCGTACCCAAGCCCGACGCCGTGCCGGTCTGCTGACAATACAACAAGCCCCCGCCGGGCGGGCCAAATCCCGGCAGCTGGTCATCGACGAGACCGGCTAGATTCGGCGGGAGCGGCACTGAGCACGATCTCCATTGACCCAAAATTGGCTAAGGAGGATTGACCTATGACTTTTATGGACTTCCACCGGCTCTACATCGCCGCCAGCGAGTGCGATACCGCTGAGCGCTTCATGGCGGAGTGCGGCGGCTCCGTCGATTTCGCCAGCCCGGAGGACGCTGTGCGCATCCTGACGGCCATTCACACCATCGTTCACGGCGGCGGCGACTTTCGCACCATCGCGGGCGCTTGCGGCCTGTCTATTCGCGCGCTGGCGCTCCGGCTGGACATCCCGCTGCGCAACGCCGAAAACTGGACAGCTCCCTCCGAGGCCAACCGCCGCTCCGCCGCTCCGTGGGCGCTCCAGCTGATCGCCTACGCCGCCGTCAATTCCATGGAGGATGACGATGCCTAAGCGCCGCTACAAGTGCTGGGTGCTTCGGTCGCCCACCGGCGACCTCTACAAGACGGATTCCCTCCGCGACTTTGTGGAGGCCCACCCGGGCGATTTCCCAAACGCCAAAGTCGCCGTCCAGATGCTTTACACGGGCAGCGCGGAAGGCTGGGAAGTCGTGTCGAGGCAGACGGTGGACGGCGAAGTCGACCTCCCCCCTGCCAAGAGAAGCCGCACCTTCTGGACGCTTCGCTCTCCGGAAGGCGAAATCTACTGGGTCGCTCATCTCAAGCAGTTTCTCCGCGATCACCCGGAGGATTTCCCAAACGTCGACGCTGCCGCCAGCTCGTTTTCACTGGCCTCCGGCACGGAACGCACCGTCCATGGCTGGTCAGTCCTCCCCAACCCGGAAACCTCCGCCAAGATCACCACGTGGCGCAAATGGCGCTGTTACAAGCTCCTGGCCTGCTGCGACTGCGGCCGGGAATACACCGGCCACATCAAGTCCATCCGCTGCCCGGAGTGTCAGGCGGAAGCCAACCGCAGACATAACGCGGAGTACCGCCAGCGCAAGAGGGCCGGGCAGGTGCGGGAGATCGGCAGCACGGCGATCTGTGAGCGGTGTGGCGCGGAATATACCGTGGAGTCCGGCTTGCAGCGCTACTGTAAGGAGTGCGCCCCCGCCGCCATCAAGGAGCAGCGAAACCATGCCTCCCGCGCGTGGAATCAGGCCGCCTACGCTGACCCGGAGAAGCGCGGCGGCAAGAACGAGGCCCGGCGGGCCGTCCCCCTCCCGCATACCTGCACCGTCTGCGGCAAGACGTTTCACTCGACCGGCGACCCGCTCTATTGCTCCGAGGAGTGCCGCCAGAAGGCCCGCAAGGAATACCAGACCCAATACGATCTGGCGCGGCAGGAGAAGCGCCGGGAGGATGCGAAAAGGCGCTACGTCCAGCTTACGCCGGAGGAAAAGGAACAGCGTAACGCGATGGCCCGCGAGCGCTACGCCAAGCGAAAAACAAAAAACGCCGGGGAATAATCCCCGGCGTTGGTTTTTACAGGTGGCTTTCCACGGTTCCCCGCCACCTGTTGACGATGTTTTGCACGGTTCTTGGGCTGATTCCGAGCTCGTCGGCGATCTGCTCGTAGCAGACTCCGTCGAGGTATTTACGTTTCAGCGCCCTGCGGTCGCGCTCTGAGCGCACCCACAGATCAATGACCCTCTCGTAATCCTGCCGCCCGTGCTCCATGGCTTAGCCCTCGGACTTGGTGCAGTTGGCCGGAGGCTCCGTGTAGCACATGGCGCGCTGGCTGTCGCTTACGCCCTCGGTGGTGGGGTCGACCACCACACCGAGGATGACCAGCACGCCGAAGACCGCGTTGACCACGGCCAGCAGCTTGTCGCCCACGTCCCCAAGGTCAAGGGTAAAGCCCAGCAGCGCGGCCACAGTCTGGATGACCAGCAGCAGCGCCGGAATCAGGGCCAGCCAGAAGGCCTTGTTTTTCAGTCTTACCGTCCAGTTGATCTTCATTTTTTCCCATCCTCGCTTTCCAGTTTGTTCAGTCTTGTTTCATGCGCATCAATGCGGTGGTGGGCGGATTTCGCACTTTCCTCCACCTTCCCCACGCGCATGGACAGGTCTACGATGTCCTTCCGCATGGCTCTCTGCTCCACACGGATGTCGTCCACCCCGTTGGCGATACCCCGGAGAGTGCTCCTCAGCTCGCCCTGCTCCGACGCTCCGCCTCGCGTGTCCCGGCGGCCTGTGAGGATCAGCATCAACAGGGCGACGATCATAGCCGCAAAGGAGATGATTTCGCTTATCGTCATTTCGTTTTCACCCC